TTGCATAATGGACATGTGGTTGCTCTGGCATCATGGACTCAAGGAATCTATAAATTTGCAGATAATGGAGATGGAACTTTCAGAATACCCGACCTCAGAGGTGGATTTATTCGTATCTGGGATAATGGTAGAGGATTAGACTCCGGAAGAGTTTTTGGTACGGATCAAGGACCATCAGCCGGTTATTTCTTTGTGAATTACAATCTCGATGATGGAGACAATTCATTAGGATCTTTCAAATCTATAACGAATTTCCAATTACAAAATGTTCAATTTGGTAATGGATTATCCGGAGCAGCTAACATTTGGATCACACCAGACGACACACGTCCAAGAAATACATCATTGGCTGGATACATACAATTCTAATTGAAAGAAATCATGACAACTATTTTATATCACTACGATCCAATCACCGGCGAAAAAGTTAACGAAACGATTGCTGAATTATCTCCTTTAGATAATGCTCCGATGTTGATGTCTTTTTCTACGACTAAGATGCCACCTGTTGCCACAACAAATCAAAGAGCTGTATTCAGAGATACATCGAACAATGTTCCTCTTAATTCAAAAGATGGAAAATGGAAGATTGTAACAGATCTCAGAGGACAGTCTTATTGGCTTCCTGACAGAACAGGCCATATCATCCAAAACATAGAAGAAGAGTTTCCTAAAGGATATTCTCTCACAGAACCAAATCAAAGTCTCGATGATCTGAAGAAACTTAAATGGTCTGAGATAAAGCTAGAACGAGATAACTTCGAATTTGGATCTTTCATATGGAATTCGCATGAATTTGATTCAAATCAACTAGCTAAGCAACGTATCATCTTAGCAGTTCTTGGTGCTCAGATAGCGATCCAAAATGGAGCGACTTGGAGCGTCGATTGGACATTAAAAGATAATACTCAGATCACGTTATCTGCTAGTGATATTATTCAAGTCGGTCTTGCTATGGGAGCACATACAGAAGAAGCTTTTACTCATGCAAGTGCGCTTAAAACATTGATCGAATCATCTAAAACAAAACAAGAATTGGATAACATCGTATGGTAAACATCAGACGTATTTTATTTGGATTGGTCATCGCGGCAGCTTGTTTGATCGGAGATATCATATCTTTCTTATGGATGATATGCGCTTTGATTATTAATTCTCCAAGATACTGGAACATAGCTCTAGGGAAAGATCAAACATTCAATGCTGCAATTGGCGGGAAACACACAGAAACTCTATCGCATAGATCAGCAAGGGCACAAATCAGAGGAGATAAATGGGGATGTGTTCTATGTAAACTTCTTGATTATATAGAGAAAGATCACTGTAAGAAATCTCTGGATGCAAACGAATAAAAGAAAGAAGCCATGACAGCAATCGTAACTACAAATCTAAGATTAAAGAATTCATCATACATCAAAGGTATCCTATCAGATCCAGCGAATTCTTTATATCTCTTCATTTCAAAGCCAACCCATTGGGCTGATGATAATTATCCAGACACTCCCACTGACTCCGTTCTGTTTGAGCAGAAAGTCAGAGATGAAATGATAACACTCAGGAAGATATCTCCAACTGAAGTGACTCAATCAATTTTCAGAATCGATTGGACGTCGGGTAAGTTCTATGATATGTATCGAGATGACTACGACGGAGTTAAGCTGAATGGTGTTGATTTGGATACAGGAGTTGCAGTTACAAAGAACGGATTAATAAATGCTAACTATTATGTAATGACAGACGAATACAACGTCTATAAGTGTATTTCGAACAATAATAGAGCAGCTTCTACATTCAAACCAACCGGAACTTCTACGTCGATATTTTCCACATCCGATGGATATGTATGGAAGTTCATGTATTCCATCAACTCGGCTGATGCTCTGAGGTTCGTTTCTACAAATTTTATTCCAGTGCAATCTGTTTCAACGAACCCAGGAGCATCATCATCATACTACAATCAGTATCTTGTTCAATCTTCTGCGATATCAGGAAGACTTGATGTAATCGAAATCAAATCTGCTGGGAATGGATACAATCCAAATACGTCTCTGCCCGTTGCTATCATCGGGGACGGAACAGGAGCAACAGCAACAGCAGTTACTGATAACAATGGACAAATTTCATCGGTCACGATTACAAACGGCGGCTCTGGATACACATATGCTATTGCAACTGTAACAGGAACAAGCGCAAATGCAGCTGCTCTAAATTGCATTATTCCTACTCTTGGTGGACATGGATCAAATCCAGTCAAAGAATTGAATGCTGTATATGTAACGATTTCAGGATCCATCGGAGAAGATCTATCTGATGACACAATTAAAGATAATCAATATAGAGTGATTGGTTTAATCTTGAATCCTCATGTATATGGGACTCAATCTATTTTGACATCGCAGACAGCCAATGCTTTGAAATCAATCGGAATTTCCGGATCGATTTCCGGAACATTCTCAGATGATGAAGATCTTCTTTCTATCGGAACACCAGCTGCTAGAGGTAAGTTCGTTACATGGGCGTCTGCTTCTAAGACTCTGAAGTATATCAGGAACAAATCAAACATTGGACCAGATTTCGCTGTTTCACAGTCTGTTACAGGAGCAACATCTTCTGCAACTGGAATTATAACATCTATCATAAATCCAGAAGTTGATGTTAACTCTGGAGATCTAATATACGTCGAAACAAGACGACCCGTTTATAGATCAATTTCTCAGAAAGAAGAAATGAGAATCACAATCGAGACTTAAAATGACAGACTTCAAATCAGGATACAATGGTAATGCGAACCTCAAGCAAGTCGGAGAGGTTATTGAATTCACGCCAGAGCAAGTAGCAGAATATGTCAAGTGTGAATCTGATGTAGAATATTTCTTGGAAAAGTATGCCAAGATTGTTTCTCTTGATGATGGTGTTGTGCCGTTCAAACCTTTTCCATATCAGAAAAGGATTCTGAAAGCTTTAGCTGTCAATAGAAAGATCCTGGTAAAGCTTTTTCGTCAAGGTGGGAAATCTTCAATCATAGCTGGATACTTTGCTTGGTATTGTTTATTCAAGGATAACAAGAATGCATGTATCCTGGCAAATAAGATGTTCACAGCCAAAGAAATCTTTTCCAGAGTGCAATTCATTATCGAACAATGTCCCAAGTGGCTTCAGCAAGGAGTCAAAGAATGGAATAAAACATCGTTTGTTCTAGAAAACGGAACTCGGTGTTTCTGTGCTGCAACTTCTCCATCTGCTATTTCTGGACAATCTGTATCACTTTTGCTTTGTGATGAGTTTGCGCTTCTCAAGGGAAATTTAGCAGAAGAATTCGTTGCATCTGTTTTCCCAACAATTTCTTCATCAGAGCAATCGCAGTTGATTATTGTTTCTACCCCGAAAGGAATGAACCACTATTACAAGATGTGGAAAGAAGCAGAACTTGGTTTGAACGGATTTGTTCCTATCGAAGGCAAATGGCAAGAGCATCCAAAGCGTAACCAAGCATGGGCGGACGAGCAGTTGGCTATTCTAGGACAAGTGAAATACTCTCAAGAAATCTTGACGAGCTTCATCGGTTCTTCGAACACCCTGATCGTCGGTGAGAAGATAGCCTCGTTACCGTTAAAACCCCCTACAGCAAGTTCTTTGGACGGCTTTAAGGCTTACTACCCTCCTGTCAAGAAAACGCCTTATTGCATGACTGTAGACGTTGCAGAAGGTGGTGGTGATGACTACTCTACATTCACAATCTTCGATATCTCAACTCTTCCATATAAGATTGTAGCAACGTACAGAAACAATAGAGTTCACACGTTGACATATCCAGAAGTGATAAAACACTATGCAGATATGTACAACGAAGCCTTTGTTCTTGTTGAGACTAATTCTTTAGGACAACAAGTCGCAGATGCTCTCTATTATGACTTAGAATATGAGAACATGTACATGTCTATCAAAGATGATGTTGTTGAAGGCTTTGGTGCTAGAATTATGCCAGGAGTCAAGACAACGAAAAAGACAAAATCAATTGGATGTAATACGATTAAGCTCATCATTGAAAGTGATCAGCTAGAAGTGAATGATTCTATGATCATTGATGAAATGTCAACTTTCACTCGTAAAGGATCGACATTCAAAGCAGACGATGGCAAAACAGATGATATGATGATGACATTAGTAATGTTCGGATTCTTGACGACAACCACTGCTTTCAAGAATTTGTTTGATTTTTCTTTGCGTCAGAAATTCATCAAGCAACAATTATCAGATGTTGAATCATCAGAACTTCCGATGGGATTTTTTGATGATGGCAGAGATGATACCGAAGAACGAAATATCTTGATTAGGTGGTGATATGAAAGAACAACATAAGCAATTCTTAGCAAGATATGGTTCTAAAGAACACATTGATGAGTTGGTGCATGATAAAGATCCGGATGTTCGGTTCAAGCTAACTAGCAATCCATCTCTTCATAAAGAACACATTGATGAGTTGGTGCATGATAAAGATCCGGATGTTCGGTTCAAGCTAACTAGCAATCCATCTCTTCATAAAGAACACATTGATAAGTTAGTGAAAGATAAAAATTTAGATGTTCTTGAGAATCTAGCTAGAAATC